TTCCTAAATCGGATCTTTTAAATACAATTGCTAATACTCCAGAAAAGAAATTATTTTTATCTGCTAAAGATTTTTCTATAAAAACTAAATCTTTAGCTTTAAGAGAGAATTCTTCTCCTTCAGCATATGCTTCATAAATAAATCCACCAACTTCTAAAGTTCTATGTAAGAGCATTTTAAAATCTTCCGTTTTATCTTGGAAACTTTTAATAATTTCAAATAGATCATCGTCTGATAAATCATTTAAAAAATCATCAGATAATTTTAAAGCATATAAAGCATCAATGTACCTTTCTATAATTGTAATATCTTGATCATTTAATATTTTTGTAACCGATTCAAACTGTTCAATAGTAAAATCTTCGATCTGTGTGGGTATTTGTACCCCTTTTATTTCTATCATAATTGTGTTTGTGTTAATTTACCGTATAATTTTAATTCCATTTCTTGATACCTTTTAGCTGCATGTTCTTCATTTAAAAATGAACCTAAATAGTATCTTTTTTTGGATTTAATTATTCTTGCTACATACCTATTTGTTTTGCTACAAAAATGAACTCCTAAATATTTAGAACTTTTTTTATTTCTAATAGCCGATCTAATATTATTATCCCTAAGAGGAATTAATTGTAGATTGTCTGAATGATTGTTTAATTTATTAAAATCTATATGGTCCACAGTCATATCAAAACCGCATGGAATATGATCTAGGAAAGCCATAGCAACAAGTTTATGCACTCTAAAATTTTTATGCTTAATTTTATCAACCATTAGATCAACTCTAATATATCCGCCTGATCCTATACTACCTTTTAACTCTCTATTTCTTTGGGTATTTTTTACTTTTCCGTAATTAGACACTTCATATTTGCCATTAAATCCTGGTATTGCTTTCCATAATTCCATATTATTAATTGTTTGTGTATCTTATATATCATTAGACATAAAAATTTCCTGTAAAAAATAAGCATAAAATACAATTTATATGTAATGACTGAAAAAGAATTATACAAAATCACTATTGATCCTGAATATTCTGAAAATGGAGAGGATCTTGGTGTTGAACAAATAGCATTTGTTAAGAACCCAGCTGTTAAAATGAAAGGATTTGCTTTTAATGCAGATTCTAAATCTTTAAGATTTGCAGACGAGCCTAAAATGAGAATAACTGCACCAGCATTAATTCCAATGGACATTTATAGAAATGACGAATTTGGAGAATATTATGTGCAATTTACTGAAACTGAAATAGAAAAGATATTTTCTAAGTTTATGCAGAACCTTTCTAATAAAGGTAAATTCAACGTGGAACACAACGCACAAAAAGAATCACCAGCATATGTTTTAGAAGCATGGTTGGTAGATAACCCAAAACAAGATAAAGCTTATTCCACATTCGGATTAGAAGTTCCTAAAGGAACTCTTATGATGACTGCACAGCTTACTGATAAGAAATTTTTTAACGATTTAGTTAGAAACGAACAAACAGGATTTTCAATCGAAGGTTTTCTTGGATTGAAATTAGATGAACATTTAAAAGCTATCGAGGGGAAATATTTCAACTCGAATATTAAAAATAAATATACAACTATGAAATTACCAGATGGAAATCACGAAATCGAAGGTAAAATTTATGTTGTTAAAGATGGTGAAGTGTCAGAAATTCTAGACAAGGCCGAAATGGAAAATGAAATGCCCGGTGGTACTACTATCGAGAAAGATGCTCCAACAGGAACTGAAATGGAAGATGATGCAGCTGTAGCAGCAGATGAAGAAGATGCTGCATCGCAAACCGAATCACAAATGGAAATTGTTGTTCAGCCTAATGCTGTACTCTCTCCAAATCCTGGACAAGTATCAGGAGCAACTGGTGATAATGAGGTTAAGATGCAAATCGACGAAACTGAACTAATGACTATCTTACAACCTAAATTTGACGAGATTTACAAAATGATCGCTGATTTAAAAGCAGCAACAATCGACAGCGAAGATATCGGAGAAAATTTATTAGAACCGATGGAAATGAGTCTTGAACAAAGATTCTCAAACGTTGTTAACAATTACCTAAAAAAATAAATAAAAAATCATGAGAAAACTAAAATTCGACTTAACTGTAGAACCTAATGCTTTGCTTTGTCCAAACCCACAGGAATTCTACTCTAAGGCTTATATCACTGAAGATATTGTTGACAACTACCGTCCGATCCCAGGTGTTAAGTCTGCTACTAAAGTTGCAAACGTTCTGTTTGACAACGTATTAAAAGCATCTGCTTGTAACTTCTCCGCAGAACCACAAGTACTTGATGCAGTTGACATCGATGTATGTGCATTATCAGCAATGGCTGAACTTTGTCGTTTTGACTTGGAAGCGTCTTTCGTTTCTTTGCAAATGGCTAGAGGTTCTAACGGAGCTTTTGATGTGCCTTCATTCATGGCTTACTACTGGGACGAAATGGCGAAAGAAATCGCTCAAGAAATCGCAGAACTTCGTTGGAGAGGTAACATAGCTTCACCGGTTGTTAATTACTTAGATCTTTGCGACGGTTACGAAGTTAAATTTGATGGCGATGGAGATATCATCACATCAGGTTGGACACCAGCTGCTATCACTTCAAACAACGTGTTAACACAAATGGCTGCTGTTTACGCTGCATTGCCAGGAAAAGTTAGAGCATTAAAAAGAGACTTACGTTTCTATGTTTCTTCTAACGTATACGCTTCTTATCAATTAGCTGCTGCTCAAGGTAACACTATGACTTATGTTACTGAAAGCTTAGGAGATACTTTCTTAGGTATCAAATTAGTTATTTGTGATGGTATGAGTAACAACACAATGGTGTTAACTTCTAGAAACAACCTAATTTATGCTTTCGATGGTGAAGATGATGGTAAAGCTTTAAAAGCTGTTAACCTTGAAGATTCAGTTGCTGAGCCTTTATTAAGAACTCGTGCAAACATCAAAGTTGGTTTCTTCTATGTAAACCCAACTGAGATCGTTTACTACACATTCTAATAAAAAAACACAGGGGGTTTGGGTTACTAAACCCCCTATTTAAAAAACTAAATAACTAAAATAACATGGCAAATTGCGCATCACTAACAGGAATTTCAAAAAGTTGTGATAACAATATGGGTGGAATTAGAGGTGTATGGATCTTCGATATGGAAGATGTAGCAACTCTAACTCCTAACACCACTACATGGGAAATTGATGAAATCACTCTATCTGGTTCTCCTATAGTATTACCAGTAGCATTCGAATTCACTAGAAACTCTTCTAACTTTACAGAAGAAAATCCAATCGATCTTGTAAATGGTTCCTCATATATTACAGCAACTTTAAACTTAATGTTCTCAAGAAGAGAAGCAGCTAAGTCTAAATCAATTAAAATCTTAGGCGAAGGTCAAAGATATTTAGGAGCTTTAACATTAGACTCTAACGGAATCTACTGGTTATTCACAGAACTACAGTTATCTAACGTAGCTGAAGGATCNGGAACAGCTAGAGCAGACGGTTCTAAATACGCAGTAACCCTTATGGGAGAAACTGCTAATTTTGCAATGATAGTAGATGAAGCTGACGCGGAACTATTTATCGCAACTGGTAGTACGGAGCCATAATATTCGTAGTTCGGGCGTAAGTCCAATCCATATATAAAAAAGGTCTGGAATCTCTGGACCTTTTTTTAGTGGAAAAAGCACTCTCTTAATGTAATATATAATAATAAACATTATGATCTATATTAGTAAAAATACCACCAACGAATTTGGTTTAGAATTTCCTTCTATTCCCACCACTTATGTGTATTTTATGTTTGTATTCACATTCGAATCTGCAGTACAACAAGAAGAAAGATACTGGTTTTATGATAATCCAGTATGTAATAATAGAACCAACGTTTTTGAATTGGTAGAATCAGATAGTGCTTTACAATCAGACGAGCAAAATCCTATAAATCTACCAATAGGTCAATGGGATTATCAAGTTTATTCTAGCAATACCCCTATTTCTTTAGGAAGTCCTGAGAATTTAGGAATTCTTATACAAGAAGGACGTATGGTTGTAGATGGAGTCACAACAGTACCAGAAGTTTATATTGGAACACAAGAACAGTTTTACACTGCTAATGTTTACGATTGATCTAATACCCAATTGTACATTTTCCAATCCTCTAAAGCTTCTTCTTCACTATCATAATAATCTATATGGTATATGTTAGCATGTTTATCAAACACATCTACTCTCCATTTTCCTTCAGCTTTTATGTAAACTAATCCTGGATATCTAGTGTCCGGTATTTTACCTGCCCTAGAGCTTTCCCAATTTCTATAAACATTTATAGCATCTTGCATGTCTATAAAATAACCAACATGAATCATTCTTCTAGGATTTCTTAATGCAAAAGCAATTTTCCATTTTCCATTAGGAGTATACCAAGTCACATTATTAACTCCGCTTTTTAAAAAATTCTTAGTGACGTGAACTCTATCTATAATTTCTAAGTTGTCTACCGCATCGTTATTAGGATCACCATCAATATGTTTTACTCTTTTAGTTAAATCGTTTTTATCTAATCCTAAAAAACATTGAGCAACTAATCTACTAACTAATCTTTTACGTACTTTGCTATTATGTCTAATAATAACAAGATTTCCATCATTTTTTAGAAATTTCACAGCTTTTAACTGTCTGTTTTCTTTTTTAATTTTTCCTGTGTTACTTACAAAATATGAATAATCATATCCTTCTAAAGGTTTCCAAATTTCTTCCATTTAAAAATAAAGTTATAGTTAATGTAATATATATATCAAAATCATAAAACTATGAAGCTATTTGGATTTAATATTAGTAGAACAAAAGAGGAGAAACAAGAATCCAATCCTCAAACATTTTCTGCTTTCGTACCAATAGGGAAAGAAAATCTATCACTCCCGTACATAGATCCTATGTACACACTAAACGGGATCACACAATTTGGAGCAGACAATCTGTATCCACAGAAATTAAATCAATTATATTTCAGTTCTCCTATACATTCTGCTTGTATTGACTTCACAGTTAATGCTATTATTGGTGGTGGTTACACTTGGAACAATGAAAAAGCACCTGCACAAGAGATCGTAGATAGATTAGCTTTTGAAAAATTTAATCATTTTAACAAATTATCTAGACTCCTAACAAGAGATTGGTTGATTCATAAAAGAGTCACAGTGGAAATTGTAAGAAGAGGTAAGGATGTAATTAAATTCCGTAGAGTAGACCCAGAAACAATTCGTAATGACCAATGGTTAGAGAGATTTATGTACTCGTCTGACTGGAGAAGAGGTTATTTAAACGCAAGAGAATTTATTAAATACTATGATGGATGTAAAGATATTAGCACTCTTTATACATTCTACGATTCTAGTCCTGGAGTTAATTCTTATCCACTTCCTAGTTACAACAGTGCACTTAACTGGGTACAACTAGATGCTGAACAAGCTTATTTCCACAAGAACAACATACAAAATGCTATATTTCCAAGTCTTGCTATTAGAAGACCTAAAGAATTCCAAAGTATTGCTGAGATAGAACAATTTAAAAGAGAAATAGAAAGCAAAACAGGAGCAGCAAATGCTGGTAAGGTTATAGTGCTAACAGGAAATGGTATGGACGATGTACCAGAGATTGTTAATATACCAACAAATGACAACAGTGGGATATTTGATTCCACTTCTAAAGAATTAAAAGAGAATATCTCTATTGCTCATAAGATTAACCCAGCAATTATGGGAATTAAAACAGGAGGACAATTAGGTGCCACTACAGAAATACAAGACTCTTACACTATATTTGAAAAAAATGTTGTGCAACCAGACAGAATGATAATAGAAGAAATACTTAATGAATTAATACATATAGCTGGTGTACACGATTCAATTACTATTAACAACTACCAGATTATCGAAGGACAAATTGTAGATAAGACTGTATAAATAATAAACAAGAATGATTTACTTTGTTACGGAAAATTACTTAAAATTAAATACTACCGTCGGACTTAATGTNGATGCGAACATTATCTCTCCTGCTATAGTAACTGCTGCCGACACATACGTCCGCAGTATTATCGGAACACCCTTTTATA